GAATTAATTAGTGCTGAACAAGCAGGTACTATCAAACCGGGCAGTTCAGCACTAATTAATTCATTAGCAGCCACCACCGGTAATGCAGTAACTAGTATGACAAATAATTTGTTTACTGGACAGCCTGGCGCACAAACATTGAATCAACTTGTGAGCAACGTGGGCGCGCAAGCAACCGCATTGTCAACTACATTCCAAAAAGCACAGACTACATTACAAAACTCCGGTGTGTTATCAGGAGCAGAGACCGCATCTCAGATAGGCGGTGCAGTATTGGCAGGTGCTACAAAAGGAATCACAGACACTATAGGAGCCATACAGCAAATAGGTTCCGGTGCAGCATTAGATGGTCTAACTAATCAAGCCAATGCTATATTAGGTGATATATCATCTGGAAATTTTGCGGCAGCAGTTGGTGAAGGAATAAACGGAGCGATATCAGGATTGCAAGATTCTGTATCAGCACTAACACAACAATCACCTTCACTATCTGGTGTCATAGAATCGACTAAGGGACTGGCAGCATCAGCGTTCCAATCAATAGCGGCATCCATGAAACCAATGGAGCCAAACGTACCACAGAATCTAACCGAGTTGGCTAAGCAGGCTGCTGAAGAAACTATGGCCATAGCGACAGACACATTGGAAGACCTCGAGGCTGCGGCGTCTGGCTTAGCCGATGATTTATTAGCCGCAGTACCGACCGGTGGTATATCCGGAGCATTATCAAACGCATTACCCAATGGATCTTCTTTAGCAGACAGTCTAGAAAAAGCAAGCCAAGGCTTGGCGGGTGCGTTAGGTAATACTGCGGTGTCATCTGCTATGAGTAAATTGACAGGAGTCGCTAAGGCGGCAGATTCAACAGTTGCGGCCTTTGCAACGCCTAATCAATCTAACCCACTCAACAAGAATGCATTGATAGGTGCAGCCAATACTATAGCAAGCGGTATCACATCGTCTGTGACATCAACAGTGGCGAGCGGCTTAAGCAAATTACCGGGAGGAGCCGGAGTAGCCGCAGCAGTAACAAATCTAGGATCTGGTTCTTTACCTGCATTGCCCGGAACTGATACATTGAAAGACGCTATCACAGGATCGTTCGCTACAGCACTAACCGGCGTCAATCAGTTGACAGCAAATGCACAGGCATTGCTTGATGGAGCACAGACACAAATCGGCGGTGTGAAAGAACTATTATCATCGGTGCTACCACCGGGCGCTGCCAGCCAGTTACAATCTGCGTTGTCCTCATTGACATCATCTGGATCGGGAATCAAGATTCCAAGTATTGCCTTGAATACAACTGACAGAGCAAGCCTAACTGATGCTATATCCAGCACATTAGGAGATCCTGGTATACCGGCGCCGAACTTTGGTGAAGTAGATGAAGCCGTTAAGGGTATAGCGGCAGACTTTGATACTCAAAAGACTGAATACATTTTGGCACAAGGTGAATTAGTGCTTCAACGTCTTGAAGATGAAAACAACATAGCAATCGCACTTGACGAATGGTTGACCGCACAAAATACATTACCACCGGGTGACCCCTCAATCGATGAGGCCAAAGATGCATATGATGATGCTATAGCAACATGGGAATCTACTGTGCAAGAATTAGAAGATTTGGACAAAGATTATCCACTAATCGCCGCTGCCATATATGGTACGCCAACCCAGTCTGCGTAAGGTAAATAAATAAAGTTATGTCAGAATATATCGGATTCAGCACACTCAATGCTAATAAACCAAAATCAACCAACCTTAGCGTAGGTGTAGCGGGTGGCGTGGGAACCATCACTCAGGGGTTAGTTCCCGGTAAGAAATTTAAGTTAACTGATCAGCAGTTAGTCATACAAGATTTCATTAATGCATTAAACATCCGACGCGGAGAGAAAGTAGGAAAACCTAGTTACGGTACTACTTTATGGAATTTCGTGTTCGAACCTAACACCAGCGATGTACAAATAGCATTAGAACAAGAAATCAGACGAGTTGCTAGCAGTGATCCTAGAATATTAATCGATTATGTCAGAGCATTTCCTAAAGAAAATGGCATATTGATGGAAGTGCAATTAGGAATTCAGCCGTATAATCAAGCATTATTACTCAGCGTGTTTTTCAATAGCAACACGAATAAAGCATCTATCCAATCTTAAAAACACGGTTTTTCAGGTTTGATAAATACTCAAATCAGAGATAAACTATGGCTAAGAGTTCAAGACAAGCAGCGTTATTCGGAATTAACGATTGGAAGGCGATTTATCAGACCTTCCGAGAAGCAGACTTCCGCAGTTACGATTATGAAACACTACGTAAGAGTTTCATAGATTACCTTCGCGTTTACTACCCGGAAACGTTTAACGATTATATTGAATCAAGCGAGTTTATCGCATTGCTTGATGTCATGGCATTCATGGGGCAGGGTCTAGCATTCAGAAATGACTTGAATGCTCGCGAAAACTTCATCGATACAGCAGAACGCCGCGATAGCGTCATCAAATTAGCCAATCTTGTTAGTTATACCCCTAAACGCAATCTATGCTCAGAGGGTGTACTAAAAGTAACAAGCATACAGACCACACAGAATATCACAGACTTGAATGGCGTGAATCTAGGGAATCTTCCTATATTATGGAATGATCCTGCGAATCCAAGTTGGTTCGAACAATTCAACACTATCATCAATTCAGCATTGGTCAGTACACAAAGAGTAGGTAAGCCCGGAAATATATCTGACCTATTAGGTATCACAACTGCTGAATATAGCCTACAAATACCTGATGGCACACTGCCTATAGTACCATTCACTAGCACAGTCGATGGTAAGACTATGGATTTTGAATTAGTCAGTGTGACTAGCATAGACGAGAGTTATCTTTACGAGATTCCCCCGGCCCCTACAGGTCGTTTCAATATGCTCTATCAAAATGATAGATTAGGATTCGCTAGCGCAAATACTGGTTACTTCTTTTATTTCAAGCAAGGTATTTTAAACAACTATGATTTCGTTCTTGAGCAACAGATCTCCAATCAGACAGTAGATGTCAACATACAAGGTATTAATAATACAGATACTTGGTTATATCAATTAAACACTAATAATAACACAAGAACATTATGGAATAAAGTCGATAACGTTTATGCTGACGCATACTTGCAGACAGAGACTAGCAAGAAGAGTATTTTTAGTGTAAGTTCAAGATTTAACGATCAAGTCACATATAATTTCGGTGATGGTGTGTTCAGCAACATTCCAGTAGGAACATTTCGTGCATACGTTCGCGCAAGTAATGGATTGACATACACTGTAGATCCTAGTGAGATGCAGGGTATTAGTGTAGCATTCACATACATCAGCCGCGAAGGTCGTGCTGAGACATTGACAGTAGGATTAGAATTAACACAACCCGTGAGTAATGCACAGGCACGTGAGAGTTTGCCGAGCATCAAGCAACGCGCACCAACACGTTATTATACACAGAATCGTATGGTTAATGGCGAAGACTATAATAACTTCCCATATACATTATACAGTTCTATCATCAAATCAAAAGCGGTCAATCGCAGTAGTATCGGTGTGTCAAAGAATTTAGATTTGCTTGATCCAACAGGCAAATATTCAAGCATCAATAGCATAGGCAGTGATGGTGGATTATGGAGTGATAGTGATAATGGATTCTTAGAATTAAATGTCAATAATACAAGCACTATCATATCATTCTTAGCCGATACATTGACCGGTACGTTAGCACAGAATAGAGCGACACAATTTTATCTAAATGCTACCGACGATCCTACAAACACACATTATCAAAGATTTAGTATCGACCAAGCGTCAGGTGATGGCACAGTATATTGGAATACTAGTAACGTTAACGGTAGTAGTGAGAACGGATATTTTTATATACTAGATAATACTGTGGAAACACCTATCATGATAGGTACTTTTTCAACTAACAATGTCAAGTATGTTACTAAAGGTGCGTTGGTTAAATTCATAGCACCGTCCGGTTATTATTTTGATAAAAATAATCGTCTAGCACCAGGACTACCGGGCCCAAGTGATAGCAGTTTCATATGGACAACTGTGTTAAATGTGGCAGGTGACGGCAGCAATACTGGTCAAGGAAATTTCAGCAACGGTATAGGTCCAGTGACATTAAATGGTTATGTTCCTGGTGGTGCTATACTCACTACTGTTATCCCTGCGTTTGATAACGCTTTCCCTGTACAGGTTATACAGCAAGCGATACAGCAAGTAGAATTACAAAGAAATTTTACTTTAGTATTTTACAACAATCGCACGATTAATCAACCGCGTTGGGAAATAAGCAGTGCAAACGATCCAAATTGGTTCGTTAAGTTTCAAAACATCGGTGAAAATAGATGGACTGTATTATTCAAATCATTGCGTTATTATTTCGGTAGTGTCGATGAAACACGTTTCACTTATGCATTGAACGAACTTGTATATGATCCTTTCTCAGGAAAGATACTACAAGACTTTATCAATGTTTTGGGTATCAATACTCAACCTAATACTGTTAATGCGATAGGCAAAGATACAAAGGTTAACATCATAGGTCAAACTGTTGAAAGCGACGGTTATGTAAATGATTTTGAAGTAGAGATTGCAAGCACAGATGTTAATAATAGAGTGCTAGTGTTGAATCCAGACTTCTTTGAAGAATTAACCGGCATTGTGCCCGGAAGCACTAACATCGGTAAGTATGCATTTTTTGAAATAGTACAGGATGCAGTCAATCTAACAAGATTACAACTCTTACCAAGCACCGATGTTAATTATCAATACTCAGTAAAAAATCAAATTGAAATTGTAAAATATGATTATCCTGTAGGACAATTGTTCTATGCTTACACTGATAATAAATTTTATAAGACAGTACAGGACATCACAGTAACACAGACTAGTTACGTGCTTACGGAACAAACAAATTATCTTGTAAAACCGGGCCGTCAGGGTTTAAGTTATCAATATCGCCATAATAGCAACAACACTACTCGCATAGACCCTGCAACTACTAATATAATCGATTTGTATGTTGTGACACAGGCTTATTATACACAATATCAGAATTATATTCAAGATACTACAGACACAGTACCAGAACCAAGTAGACCAACTATCGCAGAATTAAGTGCGGCGTATGGTCAGGTTCAAGATTACAAAATGTTGAGTGATTCTGTGGTATTAAATAGTGTAGTGTTCAAGCCATTGTTTGGACCCAAAGCAGTGCCGGCGCTAAGAGGAACTATTAAAGTGATTAAGACTAGTGATACTACAGCGAGTGAAAGTGAAATACGTAGTGCGGTGTTATCAGCGATGAACACTGATTTCGATATT